CCGGGTCTGGCATCAAGGCCTTCCCGGTGTTCCCGCACCTCGAGTACACCTACCAGGTGAACCTCTGGTAATGGATTCCTCGCTTAGCGAGGCTTGAAGTCAGGGTGGCCATGGGGCAGACTTGCTCCATGGCCACTCTGACTTCTGATCTGAAACTCATTTGGACGACCGAGACGAACAGGGCTCTGGGGTTCGCCACCAAGACTGATCTGATGCTTGGGGATATGACTGTCTCCCAGAACATCGACCTCGTTGCGATACTGGATGAAGCCTGGATGGAGATCGAGGCCATCCTCGGACAGAAGTACAGTACGCCGATCGACAGGTCCGACAACCTCCCCCACTACACCGTTCAGTTCTTGACGAGAGTCCATGCCTACCTCGCCACTGCGATTGTGGTGCTTGGTCAGGGTGGCGCTTCCCAAGAAGCCCGCGAGTATTCCGACTACCTCCGGGAGCGTGCCGGCTCACTACTCGATGGCGTGGTCGTCAACAATCAGGTGCTCGACGGCCTATCGAACTACAGCGTCAATGCCAGTTCCACCTCCGCTCGTGGTCCAGCGATCCTCGTGGGTGACAGTGTGTCACCGTTCGCTTTCTTCGAGGACACGGTGTATGCGTCGACGGTCGGCAATCCCGGAACCCGAACCGTGTGGCGCCCCGACGGGTCGTACAGCGACCCCAACGCCTGATGCTTGCCTCGGTAGAAGCAAAGACTTACGGCGGCGGCTGGCAGACGGGGCTTGCTATCTCTACTGCGGTCGATCCCGTTTCGTTGGATTCGTGGCTGCTCAGTTTCGTACCTGCCTACTTCCGAAACACCGTTGCCGCCCGGTTCGCCTCGGAGGGCGACAGGAACAGCGGTCCGTGGGCCGCGCTGAGTCCCATAACGGTGCGCATCAGGGAGTCGATGGGCTTTCCCGGACCGCACCCGATCAACTTCATGACTGGCGAGATGTATCGGTGGGCCGTTTCACAGAACGGCTCTCTGGAGATCACTGCTGGGGGGGCGGTGGTGAAGTATCCGGCTGATTCCCCATCCGGCAAGCTCGCCACGAAGGTGGCAGCGGCTCAGTTTGGTGGGCGTGGTCCAGCTCGTCCCATCTTCGCTGTTGGCGAGGAGGACGCTCAAGTGATCGCCCTTGCACTCGAGAAGAAGATTCGGCGTCAAATCAACTCTGTTCTCGCGGCCGCCGAACATCAGCGACAGCGTGACCTGCTGCTCACGGCTGGCCCGCCCGGCGATCCGTATAATCTGGATGCTCGCTTTGGTGGTGGAGCGGCGGCAGCCCCCGTGGTTCATCCACGGGTGACCAAGCCCGTGATCAACAAGTCGGGCCGTCGTGGTGGACTTGGTGGAAACTTTAGAGGAATCACCTACTGAAGTAGGTAATCCTCTATGACATGCCCGATTCTACGTTGTGGCCCCAGAGTTTCATTGACGTTCTTGTGGGTGAGACTCCCGAACTGATGGATGTTGCGGGGGTGAACGCCGTCATAGACCGTCCGTTGGATCAGACCGACGCCAACGGGTCATGTGGCCTGTACGTGATGAGTTGGCAGCCGCCACCCGACGCCTTCGAGATTGGCGTGAACTTCCCCACCCGCGGGAACTACATGTACGCCCTCGACTTCTTGTCGAAGGGCATAGATCGGGCCAGCGCACGTACTGAAATGGCCGTCGTGACCAAAAGGCTGCGCACAATGCTGTACCACGACGAACAACTCCAAGTACGTTTGAAGATGTTGAGTGAGTCGTCAGCGGGAGTGACCGAAAATTACTCCCGAATGCGAGTCATAAAACAGGATTACGAGATGGGTAAGCTGGGTGACACGCACCTCGCAGCCTCGACCACCATTATCACGGTGACAACGGAGAACATCTGATGAGCAACACAGAGATGGAAAGGCTCCAGGCTCGACTCGACAAAGCAAACGCTGACCGAGCCGTGGCCGAGGCCGCAGAGAACAAGCGTCTTGACGACGAATGGCTGAAGAGGGGCAAGGAAGCACTCGAGGAGAAGGTCGCCGCCGCAGAAGCCGCGACCGCTTCTTATCGCAAGTCTGCTCCCGCTCCCACGCCATCCCCGTCCCCCAACACACAGCGGCGCTCCAGCGGCGCGAACGAGGAGTGATCTGAATGGGAAAGCAGTCACAAGAAGGTCACATAGGTTTCAGAACCCAGGCCGCAGCGGGGACCTACGACGACCCCGGCGCTGCCGGTACGGGTGGTGAGCCGCACGCTGGCCATTTCATGAAGGTCTTGAACACTGGCCTGTCGGGTACTCGTGACCTGATGATCCCCGACCCCGAAATCGGCGGAAACCGCGACATCCAGGACGCTCGTCTTGGCCCGATTGCGTACTCCGGCGACATCGAGTTCTATACGAGGTTCGATGCGATCGCCACGCTGATCAACGCCGCGCTCGGCTCCACCACATCGGTTCCTGCCCGGCACCACGTTTGGTACCGACATGAATGGTGTCCACACCATCACCCCGACCGACACCGCCGCGAACCTTCCGTGGCTTTCGATCGAGGAAGCTGTGGCTGGCGACTACGAGGTGTTCAACTACACCGACGCTCGCGTGAACACGCTCAACTTCAACGCTTCGGCTGATGGTTACGCACAGGGCACCGTGGGTGTGATCGCCAAGACGCAGACGGCAGGGAACACCGCCACAACCCCCGTGACCTTCGATCCGACCCCGCTCGTAGCGGGCGCAGAGATCACCGTCAACTGGAACGCTGTTGATGTGGCCGCACGAGACTTCTCGTTCGACTTCAACAACAACATCGAGGACGACGTCTTCCAGCTCGGCGCCGTTGGCCTGTCGAGTCTCGTTCCGAAGCGACGGGAGCTCACCATGGGCTTCACCCTTCGGCCTGATCTCGCCACCGACTTCTGGCGTGAGGCCACCTACGGGTCCGCTGCCGCCACGAGTCCCGGCAGTGGAGCGACCGTCAAGCGTGCCCTCATTGTCACGATGGCAAGCTCGACGTTGGACCCGGCAGGAAATCCCTACCAGATCAAGATCACGGCCCCATCGGCAACGATCAAGCCGTTCTCGATCGACCCGTCGGGCGACGATGTTGTGGAGCATTCCTTCGACATCCAGTTGTTCCGTCCGGCCCCCGGCACCCCGGTCGTTACTGTTGAAGTGACGAACCGTTACCCGGCGATCCGCTGAGTCAAGCTCACCCAATGAATGCACCGCACGAGTGCACCGATCCCGAACCCTCCACGCCCGAACCCAGCGACGACGAATGGGCGGACGGAGGGTTCGGGGTCCTCATGGGCGAGTGGCTCGATGCCGACCTGGACCTTTCCTGCGACACGGAGAACCCCGAGTCGTGCGAGAGTTGCACATAGATCCCCGCAAGGGTTGCACTGACTGCTAATCTTGCGGTCACATGGCAGACAACAGAAATGGCACTGGAGGCCAAACAATGTCAGACGCAGTACTCACCACCGTCGCGACCGATGATTCGGGCGTAATACCCGAGTCGCTCGTCGCAGTCGACTTCTTCTCCTTCAAGGAGACGAAGGAGGTCGAACTACGAGGTTCGGGCCAATTCGTCACGATCAAGAAGTTCACCGAGGGCGACCGTCGCAAGTACATGAACACCACGTCCCGTGAGGTCAAGTTTGCCCAGAGTGGCCAGACCTCCATGGACCTGCGCCCCGGCGACGACCGGCGTGCCCTTCTGGAGATCGCCATCTCTGGCTGGTCGGTGCAGCGCAATGGCCGTCCACTGGAGTTCACCCCCCGCAACCTCGGCACGTTTCTTGATTCGGTCGACCCCTCCTTGGTTGACGAGATCGAGGACGCCGTCCGGGACTACAACCCGTGGCTGCTCAATGATGTCACCATCGAGGACATCGACGCCCAGATAGCAGAACTCGAGAGCCTCCGCAAGCGCAAGGTGATCGAGGCCGAGGGAAAAGCCGACTGATTGCCCAAGCCGAGGCGGCATTCAACAAGCGCCCGATCATAGAGGGGGCAGACGGGACCATTTCCGTGGTCCATGATTCTCTGCGCCTGTTCATGNTTTGTAAGATGATGGAATGGAACCATCTGCCTGTTGCTGGCGGCATCTTTGATCAGGACCCGAAACTGCTCGACGACTGGTCCACAATCTGGGGCATAGAACAAGCCGCGGAAGAGAGGCAAAGGGCCAAGACGGAGAGGGATGCTAAGAGGGCCAGTCAAGGCACGGCAACCCAAGCACCCTCACGAACGGTGAACAGGATTTGATATGGAACTAAAGAACATTCCATATCATGAGGTCGGGCGATGAGTGCCGGGGTAAAGGGTGCGACTGCTGGCATTAGGGTCGTCATGCAGGCCGCTGCTGCTCGACGACAGGCGAAGCTCCTTGAGCGTGACCTTGTGCGTGCTCGTTCGGCTGCGAACTTCTCGAACCTCAAGGGCCTGACCCGTGTTGGTCGGAACTTTCGGGACCTAACCAACCAAGCCAACGCCCTCGGCAACGTGATGAGCCGCTCCGGTAGTACCGGGGTGGGGATGTTCAAGAGGCTCAGTGTCGCTTCCCGCATCGCGGTGGGCGCACTGGGCACTCTCGGCAATGCGATCACTGGCTTGGGCCGTGACATGCAATGGCTGGGTCGCCAGATCGAATTCAGGATCAGCCTCCCGCTGCTCTTGGCTACTGGCCTGGCGACCAAGTTCGCCCTCGACAACGAGGCGGCGTTTACCAAGATACGCAAGGTCTACGGTGGTGCCGCTGACGACATCGGCAAGTTCGACGCCGACCTCAAACGTCTGCGGATCGCTTTCGTGAATCTTTCTGACACCTTCGGCGTCCACCAGAAGGACGTGCTCGACGTGGCGGCCACGTGGGCGCAGGCCGGCGCTCAGGGCGTGTTCTTGGCCAACGCCGTGAAACTGTCGATCGAGACTGCGATCCTCGGCGAGATCGGACTGGCTGATGCCACGCAAGGGCTGCTGGTCATACAGCAGGCATATCAACTCAACATCAAGGAACTGACCGACGCCGTTGCGGTATTGAATCAGGTCGAGAACGAAACCACCGCCACCCTGCCGAACCTGATCGAAGTGTTCCAGGATGCCGCTGGTGCGGCAATGGCCAGCGGTACTTCGATCAGGCAGCTCGCTGCCGTAACTGCCGCCCTGATCCCTGTCGCTGGCAGCGCGAGCGAAGTGGGCAACGCCCTGAAGACGATCATGGCCCGGATCGTCGCCCCGACCAATCAGGCAGCCGCAGCCTTCAAGGCAATCGGTGTTGATGTGAACTCGATGGACTTCGCTACTGCCGGCCTCACCGACAAGCTGTTCATGCTGTCGCGTGGGTTCGACGAGTTGAGCAAGTCGCAGCAGGCGAATTTCATCCGTGACGTGTTCCAACTGCGGCAGTTCTCACGTGCGAGTATCCTGCTCACGGATCTCCTGAACAAGTACAGCCGCTACGACAAGGCCATTCAGGCCACATCGAGTGCTCAGGCGAACCAGAACAAGTTCAACCAAGAGCTTCTGACGTTCCTCGAGTCGAGTCCACAGAAGGTCAAGATCCTCACGACCCGCATCCAGAATATGCTGGCCGAAGTTGGCATTCAGTTCTTGCCGATCCTGACAACCCTCCTGCGGGCGCTTGAAGCTGCGTTCCGTGCGTTCAACAAACTCAGTGCGTCCACGAAGCGAACGATCATGATCATCGCTGCCGCTGTCGCCATCATCGGCCCGCTGCTGGGCGTCTTGGGTGCGCTGGTCATCCTTCTGGGTGTGATCATCAGGCCGTTCGCGTTCTTCACCAAGATCCTCATTACGTTGCCTTCGGCTGTCATTCACCTGGTGAAGCACCTCGCCATCCATGCTCAGGTTTATGATGGATCTGGTCCTCTGGTTGCCACGGGTAGTGCTCGGTCTGGTCCAGTACGGCGTAGCCATCCTTGCGTCTGGAGTTCAGACCACGATCAAGTTTGTGCTGGCGCTGGTCGATGCCGTCGCCACAGTAACGATGTTCGCCTGGTCGCTGCTCGGCCCAGCGGCCAGTGCCTTGTATGCGTTTGGCGCCTCAATGGTTAAGGTTGCCATCACATATATACCGATGGTCCTGGCGGGGCTGGGCCAATTGATATTGGTCTTGCTTGACCTGTCCGTGCTGGCTCTCGGTGGTGTGATCACGGCACTGCGACCAATGGTCATTGCACTGCTTCATGTGGGCGCTGCCGCCCTCTCTGCCGCTGCGGCGTTGGGCGCTCGTCTCGCTGCGGCGTTGGGCGCTGTGGCCCTGTCGGCTGCGGCGACGGCTGCGGTGCTCCTGGGGCGCCTAGGGGCGGCTCTGGGGGTCCTATACGTTCAGGTTGGCGTATTCATTGTACGGGCGATTGCTATGGCCACTGCCATAGGGGCGCGACTGGCTACCGCGCTGGCCGCTGCGGGCACACAGGTGATGTTGTTGGCTGTGAGGCTGTCGACCCTGTCGTTTGCGTATGTGATCCGCAACGCCATGATGTTTGCTGGCATCCTGATCTTCATGGCCACGAGGGCCATAACGGCCGTCATGGGTGGACTGGCCGCCCTAAGCGCACGGCTGCTGCTCGTTTCGGTGTACTTGTCGACACTGACCTTCGAATATGTGATCCGCAATGCCATGTTGTTTGCCGGAACTCTGCTGTTCTTGGCAGGCAGGGCAATCGGGGCCGTCATCACATCCCTCTCGTTGATGGTGATTCGCCTCGGTGCCGTGAGTTTCACGGCACTGATCGGCGGGCTCCTGTCGAGTGCTTGGGCTGCTGGAGTGCTGGCAGCCCAGACGGCGGCACTCACGTTCTCTGCGGTGATTCGCAACGTGATGCTGTTCGCCGGCACGCTGATGTTCTTGGCCACAAGGGCCGTGATGGCCGCTGCGATTTCAATTTCGACGCTGATTTTCCAGCTTGGACAACTGACTTTCACCAGTGTGATAGGTGGCATGATCACGTTCGCCCGCTGGGCCGTGGCGGCCGTAGTCCAGACGACAGGTGCGATGATCTCGCGTTTCGCCGCGCTGTCGACAATGATGTTCACGCGGGTCGTGCAAGCGTTCGCTTCCGTAATCGTCTCGATGGCCATATTCGCCACACAGGCAGCGTCCACCGTTGCTGCTGCCGTGACGCCGCTCATCGTCTCGATGTTCAACCTCGCCCGTTCGATGGCTACGCACCTCGTCACTGCTGCTGCGTCGGCGGTGACGTCGCTGGTGCGGATGGGCGCGGCGATGATCTGGCGGCTGTTACGGCTGCTGGGAGGCTGATCCTTTCGCTGGGAACCTTGGCGCTCACGATGGTTGCTGGGATGGTGCCTTCGATTGCTGGGCTCATGCTCAACCTGTCCCTCTTGGCGGTGGCCTTCCTTCAGACCGGCAAGGCGGCGTTGTTCGCTGCCGGTCGAATGGTGGTGGCTTGGCTTTCCGCTTTGGCCCCCATAGTGATCAAGATTGCTCTCGTCGCCGCCGCCATAGGCGTACTCAACGAGATAACCAAGCGCATATTCGGTAAGAGTATCCCTGACCTGATCAGGCAGTACGCCAAGTTCTTGGGTGACGCGTTCAACGGCATGACGGAAATGCTTGGCAACCTTGGTGACGATTTCACGAGGCTCGTCAACAAGATCAAAGAGGGCGTGGACCACCTGCCAAAGATCTTCGGTGATGCCCTTCAGGGTGTGGTGGATCTTCTGTCGGGAATCATCCCGGTCATCTGGGATCTGCTGTCGTACTTGAACCCGTTCGCAACCCACAGCCCGTCGCTGGTTTCGCAGGTCAAGGATGGTGTCGATGCGATCATTGGCCACTATGACCGCGCGACGGTCATCGTGGGCTTGTTCAACAGAGCCGCCAAGAATCTCGACAAGTTCACCAAGGCGAGCGCCGCTGCTCGTGCTTCACTGCGCGACAAGGACATAGCCAGTCAGCGGGCCGTCGTGGCGGCGGTGGCGCCGGGTGCTGTCGGGGCATTTGACCTCGTCGCCAGAGACATCCACGACATGAACGCGGAGATGGAGCTACTCAATTCTGCCATCGACGCTCAGCAGATCGTGGTCAACAAGTGGGCCAACGCCCTCAAGGAAGCGAGTGCTGTCCTTGAGGAAGCGCAGAGCGTCATGGACGGGCTGGTCAACAAGGCGAACGAGATCGCCGATCAGATCAGCGCCGCCCAGGATCA